AATTGCGTTACTTGCTTTGACCGCCGCTGCTACCTTTGCTATTTTAGACACATATATTCCTTCAATGGGAGTTTCTGCTCGCTCAGGAGCTGGTCTAGGAATTGGACTGAATCTTACGAAATTTCCAGGGGGATTCTAACCTATAATATGGTAACAAATCTTTAAATCATTTTTAAATATATTATTAAATATTTAATTATAAAATTGAAATATATATTAAAATCAAATTATTATTTAACTGTATTATGTTATATAATAATACAACGTTAATCGCATATTGTTTAGATAATCATATAGAATTATTAGATGATTATACAAACATAAAAATAAATAGAGATTATTATATTAGAGGAAATTGTAAATCAATATTAGAAACTTGTAATAAAATATTTAATAAAAATTTTAGACAACTTGTAAAAACAGGGCCATATTGTTTAATTTGTGCTATTGAAAATGGTAAACAAAAATTTAAACTTAAATGTAAATACAATCTATCATATTTAATAGAATTTTGTAAAGAAAATAATATAATATTAAATGATGAATATACAAGTCAAGATATAAATAGAGATACTATTATTAAAGGAATATGTTTAACTGACGATTGTAATAATAATTTTAATAGACCATTTAGAGAATTAATAAAAATAAATGGATATTGTTTTGATTGTTCAAAAGAAAATGGAAAAACAAAAATAATTGAAACCAATTTAACTAAATATGGTTGTATATCTTCAATGCAAAATGAAATAGTAAAGAATAAACAAAAAAATACTATTTTAAAAAAATATGGAGTAGAACATATTTCACAATTAGAATGTATTAAACAACAAAAGAAAGAAAAAAGTCTAGAAAAATATGGTACTGAATTTGTGTTACAATCTGAAATAGTTAGAAATAAAGGTAAAGAAACAAATAAAATAAAATATGGCTTTGAAATTCCGCAACAAAATATTGATATTAAAAATAAAACACAAGAAACAATTTTTAAAAAATATGGATATAAAGGTGCTCTTAAAAACCCAGAAGTTAAACAAAAAATGATAGAAAATAATATGTTAAAATATGGCGTTCCACATCATTCACAAAATGCTGAAATAGCTGAAAAAATGTGTAATTCGGCTTATTGTATAAAACAATATACATTTCCATCAGGTAAAATAATTAATTACCAAGGTTATGAAAATTTTGCGTTCGATGAATTAATTAATTTGGAAAACATTTTAGAAGACGATATACTAACAAATAGACAAAATGTTCCTGAAATATGGTATACGGATAAAACAGGAAAATTAAGAAGACATTTTGTTGATATTTACATAAAATCACAAAATAGATGTATTGAAGTGAAATCAACTTGGACAAATCAAGAAAAAAATAATGTTTTCGAAAAGAAACATTCTGCAATAAATTTAGGATATAATTATGAAATATGGATTTTTTGAACGAAATGGAAATAAATTAGAAGTATTGTAAAATATTTGTTAGTTTATATAAAAATTTTAAACTGTAGGAATAAATTCCCAATTGAGTTCAACACACATTTTTTTCCACGTTTCATCTTGTTCAATAAGTTTTTCACGATCTTTTAATAAAGGAATATCATCTAAATATGGTGTTTCTTCAAGAAGTTCACAAAACTTAAAAAGAACATAATAATAATTTAAAAAATTGACTCTATAATCAGGCGAAGTTTTAGCATAAGGTGCTTGTATTTCCATAAATAAATTACATAAAGTGTCTTCTAATTCGGGGCTAAATACAGGAGGTTTAATTCCCAATTTATTTTTAATAAATGCGATATGTTCATAATATTTATTAAATCCTAATTTTTTAAGAATTTCTTTGGTTTTACAATGTGTTAGTTGTTCAATACCAATTCTTTCTTTTTTAATTTGTAGGTGAATTTGTTCAACAACCTCATCCGGGATCTGTGTAGTTTCTTTACCTTGGAATTGTGCTAATATTTCCTTAAAATGATTAATTTTTTTATAAGCATAAAAACACACTTCTTTAGGTGGTTCTTTATAACTTGGTTTTTCATTTTCAATAAGGTATGGAATATTTACAGCGCATAAATTACAAATGACGACCCCCTCATCATCAAGTGGTATCATTTCTCCTTTAAAACAGTTTTGACAAATGTCGGTTTCTCTAACATATGTATTAATATCTAAAAAACTTTCATCAACATTAGTTAAATACTTTTGTACTAAATTCTTATTCTTATTTTCATTATTATTTTTATTTTGATCGTCTTGTTTCACCTTAAAAATATTAAAAAGTAATTGATTTTTAGAAGTAATAATTTTATTGGTTTCTTCGACATTATTAATATTTTTTTTATTTTCAAAATATTCAAAAATATATTTAGAATTGTCAAGAAAATTATTATTTTTTTTGTATTTTAATTCTTTTATATTTTCATTAATTTCTTTGATACGATCTTTCATTTCCATAATTTGTTCAATATTAAGTTGATTTTCGATTTCTAGCTGTTTATTAAGGCTATATCTTTCTTCTTTCAGTTTTGGAATAATATCAAATTCATCTTTAAAAAAATCATTAACAAACTCTTTATGTTTGCCATCGAGAGTAGATGTGTATTTTTTACACAATTTTATTTTTTTATTTGCTTTAGGTTTAAATGATGGCATTAAGATATTTATATATATTATTTCATAGAAATATTTAATTATTAATTTACAAAATATATAAATATTATTGTTTTAATTTAGACAAATAAAATAATTAAATAAAAATTTAGTTAAAAGTTGAAATAAATACTACTATGTCATTTTAATAGATGGATATTGAAATAAAAATGGAAAATGAATATAATGTTGAAATAGATAAAATAAAATTTCAAAAAATGGTATTTTTATTTAATGCTTTAGACAGCGGTTGGTCTATTAAAAAAAAGAAAGATTCGTATATATTTACCAAAAATCACGAAGGAAAAAAAGAGATATTTAACGAAGAATATTTAGCCATATTTATGAAGGACAATTCTGATATAAATAAATTACTTACGTAATTATGTAGGTTTAAAAACATTTAATAAAATTTTTAATTAATTATTTTTTCAAAAATTTTTTTTCTTTTAGGAATGTATAAAATGGGAGGCGGACTTATGCAACTCGTGGCTTATGGTGCTTAACATACTGGGCATCAACAGTGAGCTGCTACTATGGATCACATATTACCATAGTAGGAAAACAGTGTAAATATGTGAATTGAAATTTCAATATTTCAATTATATAACTTGCTAGTAAATCAAATGTAACAAATATATGAAACAATATAATTTGATTTGCAAGATTGTCAAATTGTCGGGGAACTCCTTAGAGCCTTCACTACCAAATTTATATAGTGATATATAGATGGCCAAGATTGGAACTTGGGTATGGTAAAAATGTGAAGGATTGGACAATCCGCAGCCAAGTATCTTATATTAAAACGATTTAAACATAACTACTAATAATAATTAATGGAAAATAATGGAAAATAATGGTGAAATATATTGTTTAACAAGTCCTTCTGGAAAAAAATATGTAGGACAATGTGTAAAACAATTATCAAGTGGTAAAAAATGGGGATATATTCAACGGTGGAAAGATCATATTAGAGACGCAAATACTAAAAATTATTGTAGACAACTAAACAACGCAATAAACAAATATGGATCTGAAAATTTCACTATTGAAGTTATAAAAGAATGTAATATTTATGAATTAAATTATTATGAAGAACATTACATAAAATTATATAATACATTATCTCCGAATGGATATAATCTTACAAGTGGAGGAAGTATTTGTCGTCAATCAGAAGAAACACAAATTTTAAAGCGAAAAAGTATGATAGGTAAAAATGTTGGTAAAATATTTCCAAAACGACCACGACTTAGAGAAGAAGATAACGCACTTCCAAAATATGTAAGATATTATAGAGACCATTCAGGAAAAGAAGGATATAGAGTTTCAAATCATCCTTTATTAAAAGAAAAATCTTTCTTTTCCAAAAAACTACCATTAGAAATAAAATTAGAATTAGCATTAAAATATTTAAATCAACAAACCGAATTGATATAAGATAAAGGTTCAACGAGTAGACGGCAATCGGAGATTAATGATAGTCATTCGGACTTGAAATCTCTTAAGGTGTACTCTGGCCCTATTAGAAATAATAGGGATCATCGCAGGATGTTTACCTTAAAAACCTGTAGGGTAGAAAAACAACAGGGAATATCGAAAAAATAAGATATTCATAAAGCCTTTTGTGGAAATTCATTAGAATACCACTGTTGTTAATCAGGGATTTAAAATCATAATTGATTTAAATGAAAAGCCCTGGTGAGAAAATCAAACTGCTTGAAACCCCTAAAATTTATTCTACTAAGCAATTTTTGTGAGAAAATTGTGGCCAAGACAAAGACCTTGGGTATAGTAAAAATGAATAAAATGATTTGAACAAACCAGTTCGAAGAAATGGGCAATGAGCATCCAAGCTTCTTTAAAGATTAAAACAATATAAAAACAATATACAATATATAATATACAGATAAATGTCTGACACATCAAAAATATGTGATAAATGTGAAATTAGTTATTCATTAAACAAATACCGACGATACGATGAAAATAAATTTAGTAATACTTGTAAAGGTTGTTTAAATGAAATGGATAAATCAAGAAAAAAAATAGCAAGAGAAAATAGAGCAAATAATACTTTAGTAAAATGTGAAAAATGTAATGAAGAAAAATCATTAAAAAAATTTACAAAACTTAAGAAATATTATAAAAAAAAGATTTGCTTATCTTGTTATCCATTATTTTTAAGAGAACAAAAAACGGGGTGGTGTAAAAATGAGCATAATACAAATATGAATTATAGAATTAAAAAATCATTAGCAGCACGATTACGAACAGTTCTTAATAAAAATAACTCAACTATGAATTATATTGGATGTAATATTCAATATTTAAGAGAATGGTTTGAATATAATTTTACAGCCGAAATGAATTGGGATAATTACGCTTCATTTTGGTCAATCGATCATATTATACCTGTGTGTAATTTCGATTTAACTTTAGAAGATGAAAAATTAAAATGTTGGAATTGGTCAAATTTAATGCCAGTTACAATAAAATATAATTCATCTAAAAAAAAAATAGACATAAATCAAGTAAAATATATTGTGGAACAATTAAAAAAATTTAAAGAAGAAGGTTCAACGACTAAATGGTTTTCGAGCAATTTTATATTAAATGAAACTGAATATATAAGTGAAATAAAAGAAAATATAATTTTGTTTTAAGATATAGTCTAATCCTTGTCGAAAGATAAGGTAGAGGAAATGTACAGGTAATCCTCAAATAACTTTTTGGAAAGTAACATATCGTAGATATACTAACTTTGCTATTGAATCTATTGAACAAACATTCAATGGCCAGGCTGATTTTGGACGTCGTGTTCAATGCACTATCAGCCGAAACGGTGATCTTGCTTACAGAACATACTTACAAGTCACTTTACCCGAAATTAATCAACTTATGGGTATCGCATCCTTCGCTGCTGGCGTTGGAAGTGGTGTTTATGCTCGTTGGTTAGATTTCCCAGGTGAGCAATTGATTGCTCAAGTTGAAGTTGAAATTGGTGGTCAAAGAATTGATCGTCAATATGGTGACTGGATGCATATCTGGAACCAATTGACTATGACATCTGAACAAACTCGTGGTTACTTTAAGATGATTGGTAACACAACTCAACTCACTTTTATTACTGATCCTTCT